GGAAGTTGGGGGTAAATACCGGCACAACGCCTGTCCATGCCTGCGGGTCTACGCCGTGAGTGCGGGCGCACGGTGAGCTGAATATGATCTTGTAACGCCGGGCCATGGCCGCGCTGAACTTGCGTGACTTTGTACGGAACAAGTTATACATGACCGTTAACTTGTATTTCAGCGCAATACCTGAAGCGCTCCCGAACGATTCGTCCGAGATATTAACAACCATGGAAAGCTGAAAGATAAGGCGGAACAACCTGTCCAGCAGGTGTTCTTCCGTGCTGTCGCTGTCGGGTTTGGCCAAAAACGCCGCGTCCATGGTGTCAGATTCGCCGGCCCTTGTGGGGTCCTTATACAAGTTAATGATTCGCGTGTTACGTATAAACTTTGTGTCGTCCTCGTCAACGCGCGGCCCCACAACCTTTAAATAGGCGTCCGCGAAGTATTCCACATTGTCGGCCTTCTCCGATAACGCCTTGTTAAATGCGTTTATGGCCGAAAGCGCGTCCTCGTATATGCCAATGCGCTCAGCGTTGTGCACGTACTCCGTGGCGGGCACCTCGCTAAAGTAATGCGCGTAACCCTCGTCCGTAAAGCGCAGGCCGCCCTTGTTTTCAAAGTGGCGCACAATGGCGCTGTCCGAGTATGATCCGCGCTCTACATCGTCGGCGCCCATTGTATAGCGCACGAAAAACATGGGCCGGCTCAAAATACTGTCGTCGTACACCATGAACGCTTCCAGCGGGCTCAGGTGTATAATGCCGGTCTCTCCCTGCTCGTCGTTGTAATACATTTCATAGCAGGTGCCAAAGTTGTTGCTCAGCTTGCACAACTCCGCGTTCTGATCGTCCATATTATTTCGGGCGTCCAAAAGCTCAACATAGTCTTTTATCTTGTCGCTGGGGTCCCCCCCCGTCACGCTCATTTTTACCGGGATCCCATCAAAAAAGCCCGTGAACGTGTCGCTGATATAGCGTGCGAAGTTAATGGCAATACGGTTGTCCGGCTTCCATGACGGCTTTTGCGCACCATGCAAAATGACATAATCGCCAATGTAGGCATCGTCAAGTTCCTTGTACTTGCCCTTTATTAACTCCTTATGTTTCTGTATAAGGGCCTCAAGCAGCCGCGCAGACATTTCCGTGCCAGCGGGCACCCGGATAACCCTTTTGTCCACCTTGATATTGATTGTTTCTGCCATGTGTTAGAATCCCCCTGCAAAGCTGCTGGTTCTGTTTACCCTTGTCACCTGCTCACCCATCTGCATGCGTTCAATCACGCCCGTGGTGGCGTCCTGGGCGTCGTCGTGGGCGTTCTTGCCGGCGCGCTGGTAATGGATCATATCCTCGTAATACTCCGGCCAGCGGTACATCCAGTCGGCCGGGAAATAAATATGCTCCATAACATTTGTGGCGTTGCTTAGAATGCGGGCCTGTTTGTTCTGTGATTGATGGAACCAGTTAATATATGCGCGGTTGCTCGCATACTGTTCCTTCAGTATGCGCTCCACGTTCCTTGCGAAGCCCCTGCCGCCATTGTTGCTCTCAATGTCGGCCCACGTTACGCCATGCTTGTAAATAGACTGGGCCACGGCCGGCTCCGTCACCTCCATGGGCTGTTTTGTATGGATAACGTCAAGCACATACGCCTCTTTGGCCGGTGAGACACCATACACAATATGGCTGAGGTTGTCCTTGCCCTCGTCGGCCGTGTCGGTGTAGCTCTTGATCGCAACAAAAAACGGGTGCCCGTTGGCATCCCGCGGAATATCGTCGTATGTTTTGAAATGGTTATACAGCCGGCCTCTAACGTCAATGGGCATCTGTTGGAAGTTGGCGTCCGCCACTTCAGCCCCCATGGCCCGGCGTTTACTCTCGTAGCTTGCCCGGCTTAATATGTCGGGGCACAACATACTCCCATCAGGCTGTAATGCACAAAAGTTAATATGCTGTATGCTCCACTTGTAGTCCGCGGCGTTCTGGATCACGCGCCCGGCCAGATCGTCCGTGGCCCACCGTGTCATGACAATAACGATTTTGCCGCCTTCCTCCAAGCGGCTGAGCATGGTGCCCGTGAACCAGTCCCAATGTGCCTGTTTGGCCGTGGCGTTATTGGCCTCGTACTTGTTCCTGATAAGGTCGTCAATTATAAGCAGGTCGGCGCCGAAACCCGTTGCGGTGCCCGTGGGGCTGGTGGCTAAGTAATTATTATAACCGCCCTCCAAGCTCCACAAGTTCATGGCCGCGTCGCCGCGCTTCACCCGCGTATCAGGAAAAACATCTGCATAGACAGGCCGGTATAAATCCGCCTTTAGCTCCATGATGCTGTCCCGCACGCCCTTTGACAGTGTTGTGGACAGCGTTTCGTTATAACTGCCGGTCATAACCTTGAAGCGGTGATCGCGTCCGAGTGACCACTCAACGAAGCACCCGACCGTCCTGCTCTTGCCATGTCTCGGAGGCGCGTTGATAATAAGCACATCATCATCAGATGTCAGGAAGTCCTGCAAGGTCTCGCAGAATTCCACCAGATAACCCCTGTCCGGCTTGTAGAAGTCCGGAGCTTTCAAATTGCAGTAATCGAAGAAGTGACGCCTTGCAAGCTCGCATTTTGCGCCCATCGCAATAAGTCTGTCGTCGGTCATTTTTTCGCCAGCTTCCTGAGCTCATCGTCGCTGAGTCCCGCAAAAGGATTCGTGTCGAGCTGTCCGGATATTTCGACATCTTTGCGGTCTCTCCACTTGTCAGGCGCGTAGTTCTTTAAGACGAAAGCTGCCGCACCCGTATCCGGTGCGACATGTTTCTTGACTCGCTTTGTAACTATAAGCTCGCTTTGTCCCGTACTTCGATTGAATCTCAGCTCTTCGGTTGTTTCCTCGATGTCGTAACCCTTGGCTCGCTTAATCAGAGCGTTTTCGACTTCGCGGACAACAACCTCTCTGCCTTTTTTTAAGGCGTCGGAAATGTCGGGAAACTTTTTCTCCCATTCATTCAAAGTATCACGAGAGCAACCGATGTTCCTTGCGATCTGCTCTTTGCTCAGCCCGTCACGCGCCCAGCCTTCGATAAGAAGCAAACCATCAGGACTGATCCAATATTCATATTTGCCCTTCCGGCCTGCTTTCTTTGCCACATAATCACCATCCTCAGTGCATTGCCCAGTCTATTCCGTACTTGTCTATAATCGTTCTGAATTCCTCTACATCATGCGGATTCACGACATACTTCAAATCTTCCCCATCATCCGAGATTCCGATGTGAAGCATCTCGTGATACAGCAGTATCTTCATCTGCTCTTTTGTCATTCCAATCACGTTAGGCGCGTAAATGACAATCAGGAAATCATATGGGATAAAGCACCTGTAAAGGTCCTTCACAAGAATGCATTCTCCGAGAACGAACCTTCCGCTTTTCTTTTTCTGCCTGTCACTTTCAAGGAATCCTACTTTGACGCCGATTTTAGGAATCCATTGAAGATCGTGATGTTCTGCTATGATCTTCTCTGCCAAATCCGCATATCTGATTGATACTTCTGCTGTTTCTTTCATAATTGCAAAAATTTGAGCCCGGTTTTACCCGGGCTCCACCACATAAAGAAAAGGAACTAGAAAAAGAAAGTTGTCTTTAGAAGTTGTTTTTCCGTCTGTTTCGACAATTTATATAATACCATAACCCAGCGTATTAAAACGTATTAATATTCGGGGATCCTGAACGCGCTGAGCGCTTTCCCGTGAAGGTATCCTTTTACATGATTCTCCGTGTATCCCATGGCGTCTGCTGTCTCCTTCCAGCTCAGGTCATCCACGTACTTGCACCGAAGGAGGATGCTGTATTTCGCCCCGTTCTCACTGTCCGCCATCGTGACCTCATCGATTGCGTAGAGGATGCTTGACATGTCTTCCAGTGTCTTTTTGCGTGACTGTTCAAGCTCCTCGATGAGATTGCAGAGCTTCACCGCATAGTCGCTAAGGTCTGTATTGCTTCCGGATCCGTGCGGCATCCCGTCATAATTGACCGCCCCGGGGAGTGCACCAAGCCGGCAGCGGATAATCTCACGCTCGATTGCCTTCACTTTGAGCACGTCCCACTTGTACCGCATGAGATACTTGTACTTCGCTTCGTTCTCAGGTGTCACTCTTCCTTGCCTCCCTTTTCAGTTATGTTCTCGTGCGTCCACCATAAGCATATCAGATTCCAGAGGACCGCCCTGTCATGCGGTTCATCATTCTGATTGTCAAGCCACTTGAGATAGTGACGGATCGCGGAATCTATGTAGCAGTATTCCGGAAGTCCCTTCTCCCAGTTGCGTTCTCCGTACTTTATCGCTCCCTGCTCAAAGTGCTTTGACAGCTCCAACAGTGCCTTCGGGATCGTCCAATTACATACATTACAAAAATCATAAATTGCCTGCATGATATAATGCACATCTCCTGTCTGCTGATACTCGTAGACATTGGCAATCACTTCATCTTCGGCATCAGCATCACCGCTGATCATCGTTGCCACCTGTTCAAGTGGCATAAGATCGCATCTGCCCTTGCCTTCCGCCATGTCTCTGACAGCTCCTGTCTCAAACTCGCGCCTGTCTCCGCTGTCGAGGATACGTGTTGTCATTTCCATTCCGTCCATAAGTACTCCTTTCCGTCTGTCCTGTCCCTCATCCTGATATCCACAACGTCATAACCCACAAGCGACAGCACCTCGCGCAGGCTTTTAAGCATCTTGTGCAGCTGCTTCGGCAAGAATCTTGAAGGCTTGCCTTCCTTCATCACGTTGGCAACCGCCTGCTCCGCTGTCGGGTCAGGTAAACCACTCACATTGCTCATGACGTCACCTCGCCTTCAAGCGAATCGGATAAAAGCTGTTTAACAGCTGAATAATGATTCTTTATCATTGCCTTTATTCTATCGGGATCCACGATAGGATGTGCGTCAGCTCCGTTATCTATCCTCTTCTTTGCTTCCTTCGGGATGTTATCGGTGGCTTCTTCCGACAATCCAAGATTCCCGCAAATGAATCCGATTGTGCTTGCCGCTCCCGAACGGTATTCAAGGCTTGCACCCGTTAAACACTGTTTCATGTATGCAGTAGTAAGCACGTCAATGAGCTTTTCTCTTTCAATCGTATTTTCATTAGCCATTGTCATCCTCCACAAATATTTTTTTTCAGCGCTTTATAATCATATTCGACTTCGAGCGTCTCGCCATCAACGAAGCATATACTCGTTCTGTGCGTGCCAAATGGCCCTATTGGTTCTTCATAGAAATATTCAACGTGTTCCGTGTTTATCATTACTTTGCCTTCGGAATCTCTTTTGAAGTTGTCCGTGTTTAATTCAACCCACTTAGCCATTGTCATCCCCCTTGTATCTTCTTGCTGGCAGTTCGTGATACTTGCCGTAATACTCACCGCACTCGTCTCTTAACGGACAGTCGTTGCAGTCGATGTCATGTTCATGGCAGAACTTTTCAAGCTTTTTCTCGTCCATCGCCGTCCTCCTCAAAATCATTCCCCATGAAATAAACATCCTTTCCGCAATGTCCGCATGAATCAGGAAGGTCGATTGGCGCCTTGTCATCACTTACAAACAACGTGCTTCCGCACTCCGGGCAGATATACCTTGCAAACTTGCCTTCCTGTCGTCTGATTACATACTTCATTTTTCTCTTTCCTCCCATGCGTCATAGTCGAATGCATCCTCTTCGTAGTATTCGTCATCGGTGCATGCCGCAAGAATTGCACCAAACATGATAATCACCAAAACAACCACAGCTAATATAACCAGTATCTTAATCATCCTGTCTGTCCTCCTGTTCTACGATGTTCTTGATTCCTTCCCAGTTCTCCACAATGAGCATTGCGAATCGGAAGCTGTCCTTCATCGGTACTCCACATTTGTCTCTGAGATAAGGATTGAGTTTTCCTACTTTCTTCATCTGGCTTCTGTCCAGTGTTCCGTCTGCGTTCATTCTGTCTCTCCTTCCTGCTCTCTCTTCCACTCATTGAGCATTACAAGCATGATGTTTGCTGTCAGACCGCCGAACGCATTATCCATCGTCATGAATCTTTTGATTCTCGCTTCGATCCATGAGACTGGGATAGCTTCTTCTGGCTGTGCGAGTTCCTCCGCCTTTGTATCAATAACTATCCCCATTTCGTTATATGTAGTAGTAATTACGACCTTTCTTTGTTTATTCATTTCTTCACACCTTATACGGTTCTGGCAATGGCATCCATGCTACACATTCCAAATTAAAATAATAATCAATGTATTCTTCCCTATCCGTATGTCCTTTCAAAATCCATCCTTCTTTTGTTGTGGCTTTAGTTTTCGTGCCAAGAAGATAGTCGCATATAAACGGTATCGGATTTATCCATCCAGTATCTGGCTCTTTAAATATGCCTAAATACCAGTCACGCTCTTCTGGCAATCTCTCGCTTACAGGAATCCACTTCAGTTCTGGCTGTGCAGGTGGCAACTTTTCAAGTGCCTTGCGAATCCTTCCGTTAATGTCCTGCACATACATCCCATCCCATTCAGCCGCTGATAATGCCGCCGCATCAATCGCCGCCTGTCTGCTGATTAAGTCATCCATCATAAACTCCCATCTTCAGGATTTCCCATGTCCTGACCATACATAAATTCTTCCATCGTGCGTTCAGGTTCTGGCTGTGCGGGTGGCATCTGTTCCAAATGCTTCATAACACGCTTCCCTGATTCAAAATCAAGTGTCGGCTTCCCATACGGATTGCACTCTGTCTTTATCCATCGAATCGCATCCTTTCTGCTGATACAATCACACGCGTGTGTTTCTGTGCGTTTTTCCGTGTGTTCTTCCGGCGGCGCGGGTGACAGTTTCTTAGTGTCCAACATAACAGCCCCAAGTGCCATAACAGAAGATAAATTAACATCATAGCTTCCTTCATTGATCGCATTGACTAATTTATCCGAGTCAATAACTCTAATTTTAACATCTTCCATCGGTTCTCCTTTCTGAATACTCATAATAATATCCACACACATCTGGAATACATATATCTCCATATTCATCAAAATTGCAGATTGGACATGATGACATGTTATCCGGGTGTTTTCTTGTGTATGTACATCTCGCTCCATCAGGAAGCACGAAAAACTCCATGCCGTCAGCCGTTCTGTATTCCATCGGTTCTCCTTTCTGCCCTTTCTAATATATCTGTTCCAAATATCCGCTTAAAATCATTCGGCATAAGCCTGATATACATCCCTTTACGATTACACGCACCGCAATACTCCGTATCACAAGTATTTCTTTTGTATGGATATACTTCCCATATCTGACGCTTATCAAACGAAATAACAGAGCCTTCACAGTTTTTTGCCTTGATTAGCGTTTGTCCCTTGTTTCCATCATCACCCCACAATATTATTGATGTGGATTTAACGGGATGAACCTTTATTGGTTTTATCATCGGTTCTCCTTTCCGCTCTGCCACAATAATTGTCCTTCGGCACGTATACCCGCTTATCATCAGGATAATTCTTGCAATAGTAATCTACACAACATCTTCCACCGACATTAATGCCATACTCCACACTTACAAGTCCTGTTCCTAATACGTCAAAAGCTTCTTTCGGCATTTCGGAATATTCATAGCGCACACCTTCGTTTTCAACATGCGGAGGATCATAATGAACGCACTCACCGCATCTGATAATCTCCGGTGCTTTCCTGCGCTCCTGCAACTCACGGAGCCATGCAATCATCTGTCTGCATTTCTCGGCGTTGTCAAGGTTGTGATTTTTAGCAATTGCAGACACGCATTGTTCGGCAAGTTCCTTGTTAATTCTCTCGGATTCTTCGTAAAGACTGATTGCTTCCTCAATCGTCATGCTTCTCACCGTCCTCTGCTTCTGATTCATTTTCAATGTCTTCAGTTTCCTGATCGAAATATTCTCCTCGTACCATCGACCCCAAAAGCATCATTGACATCAGTATCTTTCCTGCTTCGCTCATTCAATCACCTCCTGCAAGCGCACCTGCGACCACAATGGCTATACTTATCAACGATGCATCATCAGATATAACCACTCCTTTTGCTCGCATGTATGATAGGGTTGCCGATGTAATAAGCAGAGCAATCAATGCATTTACAAATCTCATTCCTCATCACCTGCCCTTCTTCGGTTTTTCTTTCCGTTCTCGCGTATAAACGCATCTTTCCGTGCTTGTCTTCTTGCGTGACGCTCACGGTATTTCTTTTCACGGATTTTGCTGAGGGTGTCTGCACTCATTCCGTCACCTCATCGTAGTAGTCGCACAGTTCCGGTACGCATAAATCTCCATCATCGTCAAAATTATGCATCGGGCATTCGCTCAACACGTCAGGATGAACGCCCTCGCATGCACAACGTGCGTTATCCGGAAGCACATGAAATGCAATCCCGTCTTTCGTTTTGTATATCATTCTCTTACCCTCTCAAATCCTAACGACTTGACAGCCGTGCTGTACTGAAATAACCTGTTCTCCATCCGTTCACCGGCGTCCTTGGCCTGCTCGGTCACCTCCGTGATGTCCCGGAACGCCTGATATACTCCAGAATACTCAGCAGGTGCTTCCGGTTCAGGGGGCAGCTCTTCAAGCTGCTCCCTGCAAATACCAAGAATCTCCTCATGCATCGTGCAGATCAAATTACCGCTGTCCATGATTTGCCTCCTTACGCATTCATCTGCAAAAACTTAACTGTACCCCAGCCCGACTTGCAGAAAGCAACGTTATCTTTCTTGCAGACAAGCCTCCAACAGTTCTTTATTGTTCTTCCTCCGCATGTCGTGGAGCTGTACCACTTGAGGCGGAACTTCTGTGTATCCGATATCTTTCCGCTTTCCGGCCAGTCCATTGAGAATCCCTGGCCGGGCTTATATGTAAGCACCCGCGGATTATGACCGCCCATCGGAAGCATCTCCTCAATCCTGTAATATCCGCTTCCTGCCGGAACGATTAGAAAAGACTGTGTGACATCGTTGTAATCATTATTGTTTCTGTGCTTCCGCCATGACAGCGATCCATTCGGGTTTACCTCAAGTGCTGTCGAAAGTCCTGCATTGATGATGTGGATCTGCGGGGCATAGCTCCCGAAGGTGAAACTCTTCTCGATGTAACGTGATTCTGCGTTGGCCGTTACGATCATGATGGCCGTGATTGCCATTGCGATGATAAGTGCTGTGGTTGCTTTTAAAAATTTATTCATGGTTTATCTCCTCTCCTAAAAAATCAAATATCGACATTTGACCGGGAATCTGCATCGCTTCTTCCTTTTCTTCTGCCATGCGCTTTGCCTTGTACTCGTTGTACTTCTGTCGGTACAGATAGCTTTTTCCGAATACATTCCACGATGCTTTTACAAGTGATGGCTCATATTTCCGAATCTTCTCTAAGTCATCGACAGCCTTGTATGATATAGGGCATCCGCAACAACCTGTCCGAGTGAGGCCATAAACCTCGTAAGCATCCGAATATCTGATGCCGTGCGTCTCTTTGTACCATGCCTTATCCTTATCAGATACATAATACAATGGTCTCAGGCGATACTTTCCATTTGCCGTTTCTGTGAAGCATAATGCCGTGTTGTCCTGTCTCGGAACCGACCTCATGCCGCCCTCGTCTCTGCGCTCGCCGGTAATGACCATGTCGTACTTGTCTTGAACCCTGTGCGCTACGTCCTTTTTGCAGTAATCACAGCATTTCGCGCTGATTTTGAAATCTGGCGGATACTCTGCTATGAAGTCCCTCATATACTTCGAGGAATTGATGACAAGCTGAATGTTCGGTCTTGGTTCTCCGTCTCTGTTACAGCAACAAAGAAAATTAATGAGGCTTTCGCATTTCGGATACCTCTCTCGAAGTTCCTGACGCTTTGCTGCTTTGTCTTCGGCCTGTTCGTATTCGTCTGCAATTGAAAGCGGAACCCCTTTTTTCTGCCACTCATCCAAACCACCGGACATGATTTTTGATACAAATGGTATGCCGTATTTCCGAGTAGCTTGAACGATGTTCATTCTCGGTCTCGCTTCATGTATCTCAATTTCATATCTTTCGGCCGTTTCCTTCACATGCCGTTTTGTCGCCTGCATTTCAAGACCCGTATTGAAAAAGACGTAATCGACCTTTGTAAGTGATGGCAAAATCGCTCTCGCAGTCTCAATCAGGTCAACCAGAATGTCACTGTCTGCTCCGCCAGAATACGAGCATATCGCGTTCGGATGTTCCTTGAGTCTTCTCATGATGATTCCCAAAATAGCTTGAAATTTCTGCGGAGAATCAAAATCAGCATAATCAGGTCGTTCGGTATAAACCTTGCTGTAATAAATTTCACCCATCACCGCACCTCAACACAAAATCTTCTGCTGCATCAGGTCTTTCGGGAACTCCAGTTTCACGCCTGTTTCTGCTTCCAAGCATGAAACGATGTCGTGCCAGTCAATGCTCCCTTCCATCAGTGCATCGATGTGGCGGTTAAATTCTTTCTGGAACCGGAGGAGCCGTTTAGCTCCCCACTGGTTCTGTTCGTACAGGATAATCATCGCCATGGCCTGTACACTGCTGTAGCAGTAGCATTTCATGGTCAGTGTTGCAGCGTCCAATTCCTTCTTTGTCATCGGGAGTGTGACACCCGTAGACCGTCTCATGCGTATCATCCTCTTAAGCTCGTCCGAAACGCATCCCCCGTCCTGTTCTACTTCAAGGGCTGTCTTCCGTGCGGTCTCAAGTCCGCGAAGGAAACCCTCAAATTCTGCGTCTTTCTTGCTCATGTCTTAATCTCCTCTATGCTTCACTTAACCGGAGGCATCTCGACAACAAATTCACCGATTCTCTCGTCTTCGATTCTGTATGCTGTCACCTCAGCTTCGCGGAACTCATTCAGAAGATCATTCATGACCTCTTCGCTCTCACACTTGATGATCAATCCGGTTCTGAGGATTTCATCTATCTCCTCACTTGTCATTTCTCTGATTTTCTTCTCTGCCATCTCAACTCCGGTCAGTTCTTCAAATGTGGTTCCGAGCTCTTTTGCGATCGCTGCGATGATCGGTCCTTTGGGTGTACGTTCTCCGCTGATATATCTGGACATGGCCACTTCAGTTACCTCGACCTTATCTGCGAGCTCGCGCTGTGACATTCCGATTTCTTCCAGTTTCTTTGCAACATTAATTCCAAATGCTTTATAATCCATAAACTTCTTTGTCTCCTTTCTTTACTAACTTTTCGCATTCATCTTCTTCCGCCCATCCGAGCAGTTCCACCATGAGCATTGCCTTTTCAGCTTTCGTCCACTGAGAAGCGAAAGTCTTTATAACAAACTTTGTCTGACTGAACATTACTTTCGGGTCACCGATAAGCACTTCACCCATTAATTCCGATGGTGTTGTCTGAAGCTCTTTTGCAATCTTGAGCAAGATAGTGGCTTTCGGAATCCGATCTCCGTTCACATATCTTGATATGCTTTGCTCCGTCACCCCAACATGCTCTGCAAGCATTCTCTGATTCATTCCGAGTGCGTTCAGCCGTTTGCAAATGTTTATGCCTATCACATTGCCTTCCGTCATGCTTCAACCACCCCTATCTCTGTCACATGCAGGATATGCAGTCCCTGTTTAATCTCCTCGCAGTCCCAATCGGTCTTGATGCCGGTCTCGGCTAATTCATACATCGTGCGAATCATGTCATCGAGGTCTTTGCATTCGACCGTATCGCCGATTTTTAAGTTCATGTCATCACCTCACATGCTCACATCCTCACATCGAATCCGCCTTTGATGACATCGGTCTTCAACGCCTCGAATTCGTTCCAGCTGAACTTCCGCCCTGCCTCATACGCAATTCCGGCAATTTTAAGCATCTTATTCCGGTACTCAACCTTGTCGATCTCGATCAGCTCGCGGATGGCCTTGATCTGCGCCTCGGTGATTGAACCGTTCACGCCGTCCATATCGTCAAGCACCTCACCGATGTTGTTGTAGTGGATGCGCTTGCTCTCTTTGATTTTGACTTTGCCTTTATGTCTTGAAATCATTGTCTTAATCTCTCCTTTCTCCTTGCTTCCTTATCTTCTGTTTCTAATGCCGCAACGAATCCGAATACGATTTGCTTTGCAACTGGATCGTCACCGGCAACATCATTGCATATCCTGCTTGATTCACTCATTACCGCATCCCACTTATCATCTGAGTTTGGTTCACCCGAATGCGCTTTGAATAATTTCCAGGATTCAAGCAAGATGCGATGTATAAATCTCAATCTTTCTTCGCTTTGCATATTTCCTTGCCATCCCTATGATTTTCTATAAGGTGTTACCAAGGTGTTACCAAAGGTGTTACCTCATTTTTCCCTTATTTATCAGCAAAATCGGCATCGGTAACACCGGTAACACCGGTAACACCACTTTTTGCCATATATAGAAAAAAATAAAAAATTTGGATTTTCTCATTTTTTTTTTTTTTATAATAAGGTACTATTCTCAACGTGTTACCGGTGTTACTGTGTTACCTTTTTGAGGAGTTTCTTCCTATGTTTATGCCTTCAGAAAATTCGCTTCATTTCATATCTTCAAATGGAATTTCGTCAAGGCTTATCTGCATATAATCGTCCTCATCCGCATCAGCTCCGGAAATGTCAATGCAGTAAACCCTCGTATTCCTTCCGCCGATTTTCTTCTGGATGGAATTCTTTCCGCGCCCATCTTGCCGAATCTTGCCGTGCTTCAGCCCCCATGAAACGAAACTTTCTCGACTAAATCCGCCATCTTTGCAAATCGTTGCAAGAACCGGAGGAAATATATATGCCGAATCACCTTCGATAATGCCCCATCGCTCGACCTTACACTCTTCCTCGAATCGATTGCTATTCATTTCTATTTTCGAAAGTAAAAATTGATAGCATCGTTCGTTATCTGAGACGTTTGATCTACTGAGAAGTATCTTCTTTGCTTCGCTAATCTGAATGATTTTCCCATCCCGAAAGATGTATTTTTCAATCAGCATGTCCGCCGTCAGGACCACCGCGAGACTTGTTGCCTGTTTCTGCATTCCATCCGATTTCATCAGCTGATTTTGAAAATTATGGAATATCGCCTTAATGTCTTCAGGATCAGTGTTCTGTATAATCTTTACAAACTGAAAACCGGCATATCCGTAATTTCTTTTCACGAGCTCCGCTGTTCGCTGCGGATCCTCAAAGACATTCGGTTCGCACTCCACTTCAAGGATTCGGTTTATTGCTCCGCCCTGATCAACATAACTATTTAAAGGACGCTCACCGTTGCATATAAAAATGTTATGCCAGTGATTCTCGCGGTTGACACCGAGCTCTCTGTTTGATCGGCTTTTGCCCTTTCCCGAACAAAGATCGTATATGACGCTCTCGAAGTTCTCCGAGATTCTTCTGCTGACTTTCGATGTATCATCAAGCATCATCGGTAAGTTGTTCAGCATGTCGGCTTTCGCCTCAAGTGCAACGTCTGTGCTCTTAAAGTCTCCGATATACTTACTGTCCGCTGGGTCGGCCCACACGCTTGTTGCAAGCATCAGGGCAACTGTCTTGCCGCCTTCTGTTTCACCCCACAGATCCACAAAAAACGGTAATGCACCAAGCTGCTCCAACAGAACACTTGCAAAGGATGAGGCCAATAAGAACTTCGCCTCAATTCTTCCGCTTGCGCGAATTCGCTTCACTTCATTTAGCCAGGTGTCGTAATCTCCCTCCATTCTGATGGCAGAACAAATCTGCCCGAATCTAAGGTTTCCATCAAAAACAACGTCTGTATCGAATGGAATAAACAATTTCCCTTTATCGTGCCACCCCATTTTAGAAGTGGAATGTTTCACTCCGATCAAGTCCGGATTCAGGTTCTCAACATCGGCAAGATACCTAACAAGTAGCCTTGCGTTTTCAGAAGTAACCGCCACGCCGACCTTTGCAAGCTGAACGATTCTGTTTGCGCTCGCAATCAGTGTTTTTTCAACCGTGATTTTTGACCAGGTATAGTTCCTCTTGAATGCAAGCGTTATTTGTTCCTCACCGGTTTCGAGGTTTTTCAGTCTTTCCACCGGAATAATCGGGTGATAGCAGGCAATTACATCAACTCCGCTCGAATTCTGCGCGTATATCCCGTCTTCTCTCGCAATCCATGAGCCGCACTTCATGTTCTGGTACTCAGAGCCTTCTACATCAAAGACGGTTTCCTGATTGGTCAAAATAACGACTGCTCTTTGCGCCTGCCTCATTTCTTTGTCAAGTTTTTTGTGAGTTGAATAAAGCCCGTCAAACTTTGTTTTTACACCAAGCAGCTTCGCCTTCTCTTGTAACGCCTGATGTACGCGCTCACGCTCTATAATGTCGCTTATATCGAATAACTCCATGAATATTGATTCATCTAGTATCGTTTCAGCCGTCAGATTATCAATATTCATTCAGCATCACCTCCTTCCCCGTATAATCCGGCCTCCACCATCGCTTTTTGGAGTCGGTCAGTCATAGCGCACCACTCATCCGAAAACGGTTCAAGACCTTCAATGCTTGATCTTATTGAATTGATTTCCTGATTAAGCTCCTGCCTCTTTTGACTTCTTCTTTCCTTGTCTCGCTTCGCTTGCTCCGCTTTGGCTTTCGCCTTATATGTCATGTATCGCGTGCTGTAGCTTCCTCTGTCGCCGTCATATGTTCCGCCAAGAGATTTATAAGCCGTCTTGAAATCAACGCCCTCTATGGCCTGCACGAATTCTAAAACGTCACCTCCGGCATGGCATCCAAAGCAGTAATAAGACTGAGCGTATATTTTCATACTTGCGGTTTTTTCATTGTGAAAAGGACATTTGCAAAACCCTGATCGGTTTATCTCAATGCCGTATTTCTCAACGATTTCCCGCATAGAATAAGTATTTTTTATTTCTTCAACCGTCATAGCTTTTACTCAGTAGCTTGATAATTCTTTCTCCGGTCTCGTCTTTCGAACAGAATTCAAATTTTGCGCCGTATCTATCACGTATGGTACAGAGGCTTTTGTACAACTGCGGTCCGTCAATAGCTTTAACTGAAGCAACATACTTTACTCGCTTCCCGCTTTCCCATTTCCATCGGATTTCATGTTTTCGGGGATTCTGCCAGAAGTACACATCTTCAAGTTTTTCTATGTCGTCGCCATGCTCAACGAGGATAATCAGCTGAATGTTTGCATCCCTTGCTCTGATCAATTCTTTCCTGAATCGCTCGTGCTGCTGTGTTACGTTTCCGGCAAGCTCCTGAAGATTCTGCTTGCGATCTACGATGATGCGGGGATTATCAAGGTTCTGGTAATCCCCGACATACAGCTTTGATGTGAAGTGGTTTATGCCTTGTCTGTCAAATTCAGCTATTATTTTTTTAATCGCCCGTTCTTTTTCTCGGCTATCTATTTGAATATCCATTACTGAGTACCGTAAAATTTTCTAACCTTTGCCGAAGCCCGAAGGTCCTGATAATCAAGCAGTCCCTCAATATAAATATTTTCCCGTCTATCAACCCTTGACAGCGCTACATAGAGTTGGCCATTTGCAAAGAACTCGGGGTAGAGATTGACGCCGCACTTCAGCGTCATTCCCTGGGATTTATGAATTGTAATCGCCCATGCGAGCTTAAAAGGAAACTGCGATACACAGCCTACTGACTTCTGCTGTATTGTCTCTACTTCAACTGTTTTTATTTCACCGGTTACGGGGTCTTTTTCTTCTTTTGTTTCTTTCACGACTTCTGGAGCTACGATGTCCCACTTATACTTCTCTACGTAGACATCTTCATCTGTTTCATCCAGGTGAATCTTGACTCTCGGCTCATCGCCCCAATCCCCGCCATCGTTCGGATAATATGCTTTGATCGTTCCAAATGACCCATTAAAGTATCCGGGTCCATTTACCAGCATCATGACTTTTGCGCCAACCTTGAATCTCAGCTCATACTCTGCGTTTGTTGACGCCATATCTGCATCTCCGGTGATCTCAGCTTTTGAATAGAACTCTTCACCCTTGATTTCATCGAGGCGCTCAAGGTTCTTTTCTGAGGCTGTGGCGTTCTTTCCGCAAAGAATGATAGAATCTTCGCCGGTAAATCTGTCTTTAGCTGTGTTGAAATTGAACCAATCTACGCAAAACGGATCAGAACCATCGCGAGCTTCATTCAGGGCCTCGGTGTACTCAGAATCATCAATCTGTCTGTGGACTGTTGTGAGCTCCGCATTTACGAAGTTCATTGCTTTCCAGTATGGAGACTCAAAAGCAAACAGTTTATTCTTGTAACGACTTCTGAACGCTGTTCTGTCCGCATTCGTTAAGACGGGCTCAAGCTGTGAAAAATCTCCGGTTACAACCAGCTGAATCGGCTGCACGTAATTTTCGGTTCTGCCTTCTTTTCTGGCAAGCTTCCTCTCGTAGTCGCTATTTCTCTTATTTGCTATTCGGATAGCTTCGGCAACGTGCTCAAACAGGTCAATTCTGCACATCGATATTTCATCGATAATGATGATGTCAGCCGCGGCGATTTCCTTCTTGTATCTCTTCGGCGGCATGACGATCGGTTCTTTATTCAGCCCGAACGCCCTGTGAATTGTAGTTGCTTTGATCGGTTCGATTCGCTGAGCCGCGGCGCCGGTTGATGCGCAAACAATCAGGTTCTTTTCTTTGTCCAGAGCCCAGCGAATAAACTCATTCAGGACGCATGTTTTGCCCGTCCCGGCCTTGCCGGTCAGGAACACATTTTTTCCGCTTTCAAGGGCGGTCATTGCCGCCCTCTGATCATCTGAAAACTGCAACTGCATGTCTTAATCTCCTCATCTTATTAATTGAACGGGATTTCATCGTCATCGATTCCATCCGGAATATTCATAAATCCATCACCATCTGCTGAAGGAACGGCTTTAGACATCGCGGATCCGCTTGCTCCGCCTTTTCCTGCGTTCGCTTTGTAATCCTTCGTCTCATACGGTTTCGGAATTTCAGCGTCCTTCGCCTTATCGATTTCACAGAACCATGCAAGCTTGTTCTGATTTGTTTCTTTGCCGTTGTACCAGCCGATTTCAGTGCGGTAAATTCCGCCGATAGGCTTATTTTTCA